ATGAGCAATGAAAAAATCAAAATTACTAAAACTTTCGTAGACAACGTCCCTCTTTCGCATGAAAAACAGGTTATTTATCGAGATTCTGAGCTTACAGGCTTTGGTTTACGTGTTAAAGGTGTCAAGACCTTCATTGCAGAAAAGAAGCTCCCTAACGGCATGCCATGCCGAGTTACGATTGGCCAATACGGTCTATGGACGGTCAATCAAGCGAAAGAACAGGCTAAAGAATATCTTCTGATGATCAGCAAAGGCATCAATCCTAATGCCGAGAAGAAAAATATCCGACTCGCCGCAGCTGATCAGCTACTGACATCAAAAAGTATACCGACTATCGCTGAAGTATACTCACTCTATAAAGAGAGAAAATCATTATCCGCTGATACAATCATTGCATACGATATATGTGTGAATGACTATTTTGAAGACTGGGAAAACCTGAAGATTACAGATCTAACCCAAAAAGCATGTAGAGACCGTTTTGTTGTACTTACTGAACGCAGTCCAGCACAAGCCAACCTTGCATTCAAATTCTTAAGAGCACTGCATAACTTCGCAAAGATTAATTATCTCGGACCAGAAGATAAACCCATAATCACTGGCGAGAATCCCGCGGCCTTCATCGGATCTAAAAAGAATCAGAATAAAATTAAGAGACGGCGCACATACATTCGGGCCGATCAACTTCACGACTGGTCATATCATGTAGCAACTACTCACTGGCTCGGAAGCCAAAAAGACAACATGCATGCATACACCAACCAGGATTATTTATTTCTGACAATTTTAACTGGTTTTCGTAGAAGTGAAGCTGAAACAGTAAAGTGGAAAAATATTGATTTGAAGTACGGCACAATCAAGATTACAGATACTAAAAATGGCGAAGATCTACTTTTACCTCTTGGTGATATGCTGTGGCACATACTTAGGGAACGTAAAAAAAGAGCTGGTGATAATCAGTATGTTTTCCCAGATAAAACTGGTAAATCTCATATTGAAGATCGTCGTGATGTACGAAAAAAAATCACTGAATTATCGGGTATTGAATTTACGTTTCATGATTTGCGTAGAACATTTGGAACGATCGCAAACAGTTTGGCCATCGGTAGTTATACGATTAAGCGCCTTATCAATCATACCCTTGAAGATGATGATAACGATGTAACTGATGGATATATCCAAGTCTCGTTTGAGGATTTGCGTAAAGCCATGAATATGATCGAAGATAAAGTATTGTCAGAGGAAGTTAAGCAACTAATCAATAATAGACAATATAAATGATTCAAATTACTCCGAAATATCTTTTACCGCGTCAATACTGGCTGTAAACCCAACACTTTTGTTAATCATGTGGGTAACAGAATCCACAATCCAATCACCATCTATACCATCGCGAAAACCAGACAATGCCAATGGTGATTCTGCTGAAAAAGTTGGATCACCCGCTAATTCCAGTGAAAGTTTATCTTCATTCCGCTTTGACTCATCAAGTGCAGCTTGAGCTGCTGCTTGTGCGCTTTTTTCGTCTGGATAATGGTGTCTTAAACGGCGTACTGGTTCGCCCTCACCTAGTTTAATTTCATGCTTTTTAGCTTTGGCTTTTTCGTGCCAGTAGGCAATTACTGTACCTGTACTATCTCTTGAGCTTCTGGTCATCGACCAACGTCCGACTTGGTAACGGGTCAACTCAATGGTATCTAGCTTAATTTCACCGCGTTTAACGAATAATAATTTTCCATTTGCAGGCTTACAGATCGCATCATAACGTTTGGCCAAACGCATCAAGAATGATAAGTCAGACTCATCTGATTGGGCTAACTGTGGCAATTTAACGTTTGTTAATGTCTCACTCACCAAGTACGTTAAATTATGCTCAATTGCAATTTTCATTACAGCAGAACCAATCGTTGTATCTTTGGGCCATGTACGACTTTTCTGAGACTGTAATGATGTTTTACCGCCTTTGCTTTCTGTCTGAACAGCAGCATGTCCACGAATGATAACTTTCTCTGGTGGGCCTGAAAGTTCAATCTCATCGACAACAAACATGCCCATTGGCTGTAAAACATCATCATAGCCCATTGAGATTTGCAACTCTGCTCCTCGAGCGGGCATGGCAATAGGTTGAGCAGGATCATCAATAAGGCTAATCTCAAAGGTATCTGATTCAATTCCTGTTTTATCGGTAATTGATATCGATTCAAATAATTGAAAAATAGTTTGGCTAATATCACTACCGTTGGCCACAACTTGGAAACATGGCTTTAATCCCATAGTTTCACCTTTTTCGTTGTGGTCATTGTGGTTTGACTCTGTTCTGGTAGTTCGATTAAAAGACCTTCTGGTAAAACTGGTGGGTAATCAGAAAGTCGATGATTGGCTTCAAATATGTTTTCAACCAACTTGTTATCGGTAGATCCATAATATTTATAAGCGATCGAATCAACCGTATCACCATCTTTCGTTCTGTATAGAGCCATTATAAATTTCCTAACGCATTGATGAGACTATCCATCAAACCTAAACGCACCGCAGAATCTCCAAATTTTCTAAGATTGATCGTAAATTCTTGACGGCGCGGCACTCCAAATGCAGCAAATTTCTCTTGCCCCTCATCGATCTGGTTGATTACCCAATAGCCCATGATCCGACCCGTACCAGAAATTAGAAGCTGAGGTTCACCTTTAGCAGCTAAGGTACGAAGTTTATCGATTTGCTGGAATCCTCCGTTCCATTCCCCATAGACCACACCTGTTAAAGTTTGTGTGTCTTGCCCGGGACCAAGATATTGTAGATTATCCCAACCGCCAAAAACTTCCTGTTCCCCCCACTTGTATTGGGTGCTTCGATTGAGTTGTTGGTATGCAGCTGTATATATCCCAAACTTAAATCCGCCAAGGCTCATCATAGTGAGATACGTTCCAAAAATTTGACCATCCATTACTGACTGTACCCCCAATCGACCATAAGGCTACGCTGTTGTACGCCTTGCGCTTGCTTCATTTTTCTAATTACATCGTCTGCAATCTGATCCGTGCTTTGACCGGGTTGTGCATTGATTGTAAAAGTATTAGTAAAGTTAACTTGAGGTGGTGTTTTTTGCTCAGGCCTTGTGGCACGTATTGGTGGAGGCGGTGCTACTTGTTTGGGCGAATTTTGTAATCCATCATTACTATTACGCTCTCGAACCGTCGATCCTAAAAAATTATTAAGCTTCATCGTTGGAGCAGCAATTGACTTTGGAGGCTGTGAAACTTTTGACTCTGTGTTTATTTTAGCTGGAGATCCTGTAAACAAACTTTTAATACTTTCACCAACTTTAAAATTAGAAACTTTGTCAATTAAGGAACCAACCTTTCCAACATTATTAATAATCCATCCAAACAAGCTTACAACCGCCTTAAGAGGTGTGAGAACAAGTTTAATTGCCCCACCAACTAGCCTCCCAAAAGACTCACCTGCTGACGTTGCTTTGCCGATTTGCTCTTTTGTTGCATTTACAGGTTGAAGTAGATTCTTAAACCAATTAAATGCCTTTGATACCGCACTACTTACCATATTCCATGCGGCGCTTAACAAAGGTGTAGATTGAACAAGACTGCCAACAGCATTTTTAAATGGCTCAATACCCTGTTTTAAGCCCTGCCAAAATCCTGAAAAAAAGGCTTTGATAAAATCCCAATATTTGTAGATCGCCAATGCCGCACCAATTGCAGCAGTAGCCACAATGCCCCAAGGTGTACGCACTAATGCTAGTCCGACCTGCTTGACTACATTTAAAGCAACATTAAACACTGACCGAATAACATTGCCAGAAGTAGCAAAACGAAATACTCCTTGAGCAACAGATACAACAGCACTTTTAAATCTTCCAAAGACTCCAATTACCCCAAATAAACTCCCTTTTAGAAGATTGAAAGCACCAGCGCCTAAGCCTCGTAATTTACCAAAAACAGTTTGTAGAACTGCGCCTGATCGAACAAATTTAAAAATAGATGCTGTTGCAGAAACAATTTTATTTTTTAACGCAAAAAACCCTTTTTCTAAACCTGATATTGGTGTTTTCATTAATTTAAGAATTTTGGTAAAAGTACCGCCACTCACACCCGCTCTAACAAATAATCCCGTTAATTTAATCAATGGTGAATTAATGACAAAAATCGCAAGTTTAGCCACAAGTAAACCTATTTTAAATGCAGCCAAACCAGCTACAACGGTCACAATAGTTTTTGTTAATTCAGGGTTTGCCTTTGTCCACTTTATAACTCCAATGGTGAAGTCCCTTAGTGTTGACAAGGCAATGTTGATACTAGGAAGTAACTCACTTCCTATAATAATCCCAAGTGCAGCCAAAGTATTTTTAAAAGTAATAATGCTACTTTCTGTGGTTTCTGAGCGTGACTTGTACTCTGCCGCCATTGAACCAGCATATTTAGATTTATCCGCAATCATACTCAGATTTTTTTCGAGTGCAGCAGTATTGGTTAACAATGGAGCGATGGCACCCAATGACTCTTTACCAAACAAATTTGCCAATACGGATGCTTGTTCGTGTTTTTCTAACTTAGATACAGCTTTTAACACCTTTAGGGTTGTACCCTCGGCATTATTTACCATATCTTTAGATATCTGTTTATAATCCAGTCCAAGTTTTACATACGCGGCCTTTTGACTTTTGGTAGCTGCATCTCCAGCAACTAGAGCAAGCATTGTATTTTTAATACCGGTAGCAGCTATTTCCTCAGATATTCCCATCCCACGTAATGTAGCCCCCATTGCAGCTATTGAACCTGATGCGAAGCCCGCAACTTCACCTAGTGGCCCAATACGCTGTACGATATCCATAATAGCTTTTGCCGCAGCCGGGGTATTATTTCCTAAGTAATTTATTTTATCTGCAAGTTCAACGACTTGATCTTGATTCATTTTGAAAGCAGTTCGCATTTCAGCCATTGCTTGCCCAGCTATATCTGCTGTAGTGTCAAATGCCACACCCATTTTTACAGCATCTTCAGCAAATCGAGTCAGCTCTTTTGCTGCAATACCAGATTGACTACCTGCTGCCATAATTTTTAAAATTTCATTAGTAGCCATAGGAAGTCTAGTAGACATCATTAGGGCTTCATCACTGATTTTTTTAAACTGTAAATCGGTTCCATTGAATGTTTTTTTTACATCTGCCAAACCAGACTCAAAATCTATAGCTAGTTTTACAGGCACTACGAGGGAAGCTCCCGTGGCAATAGTGGCCCCGATCTGACCCTTAATTTCTGAAAGTCGATTGTTGTTTGCTATTCGCTGCTTTTCAACATTGCTCAAACGTAATTGCTGATTTTCTAATTTCTTAAGTTCAGCAGTAACTAATGTATATTTTGAACGCAAGTTATCAACATTTTTTCCCATACCACCAAAGGTACGAATGGCCTCCCCCAATTGACGTTGGTTTTGTTTGACTTTATTGATTTCAGTACCAATCTTGCCAAGCTCTTTAGTGGTTGATCCAATAACCGTACGGAAGCTACCCGCAAGAGCGCCCCCGATCGTAATAACTGCATTGAGTTTTTTATTTGCCATTGCTCAATCACTTGAATATCTGATTGAGCAATTTTGAGATGAAAGCTAGTGATTTATCATTATTCACTTTTTCAGTAAATTATTACTTTTAGCAACTCCATCTGTGATTTAATGCGGTCAAATGTTCAAAAACGCTAGGTTTTGTTTTTTGTTTTTCTTTTATAATTTCTTCAAAAAAAGTAAAGTTGTTCTGCATTATGGATTTCATCATATTTTTCATTAGCTTTTCATCTAAATCATTAAATCTTACGCCTACAGATACAAATTCTAAATAGTTAAGCAAATAATAAATGGCATTAACAGAATCTTGATTTAGTCCTTTGAAATCATTCCATTGCAAATTATATGTTTCTCCATTAGTTGTTTTAAATGTATTGTAAATCTCAGTTGCTTTTTCTACTTGCTTGATATAAATCTCAGAAAGGCGTGACTCCATTAAGGTTTGTATAGAATGTGTTCTAGTAGAATTAAGTGACTGTCCTCTTGTCTGGAAAATCCAGCCTATTACTGCTGCCAAAATACCAAGTAACACAAGAATGGTATTGGATGTGTCTCGTGTGCCAGTAGATAAGCCAAAACTCATAAAACTATAATGTCTAAGTGAGATATTCCAATACACAATTTCCAGAAATAAAACTGTTAAGAAGATCATAGCCAAATTCATTTGTATATGAGTTCTTGGCTTGAGAAAAAATTTATCTCGAACTTTATAGTGAAAGTACAATGCAACGATTATATATGGTGCAACTAACAAAAACGTTCTTAAAAGTAAAATGTTATCAATTTCCATTTTCTTCTCATAAAAATAAAGCATCCTCATAGGATGCTTTATTTGTAATCTCTTGTAAACTAGCCAATTCCATAACCATCAGCAAGGCGAGATGCTCGTAATTTGTAATTCATATATTTCTCCTTATGGCTGACAAAAATACCCAATTACTAAGCAATTGGGTGGGTTAAACGAATAATATAGGTTTGCATCAATGTGGTCAACAAAACGTTTACTCATTTGTCAAGTAGCTAGAAGACAGGGATGTCAACAGTTACAGCTTAGAAACGACACTTAATGTCACCTCTAAATAAAATAAAATTTTATTTATTTACAAATTAGTAACATCAATGTGTTCACTTCCGACTTAAAACCTCAACCCTCTCTCTCACATTGAGTAAAAATGGATAGTCCTGTTTGACTCTAGTAAATACAGATTCAGTTTTGGATGTACCAAGTAACAAACTCGCTGAAAGCTCCCCATCCTTAAAGTGATCTGTAATTTCTGCATACATTTGAGGATTCAACAACTGGATCGCATCACGATAACAACGCCACCAACCAGAAACCCACAGCATGTGGACAGATACATTATGTACACGGTTCTCATAGTAAATATCCGCACCACCACCAGTCATTAAACTATGTACATAAGCCACGGCGTCTGGCAGTTGCTCTTCTGGAATTTCATCCAAATGATCAACTTCAAAACGCTGATGAATTATTTTATAGCAATCTTTAAAGTGCAAATGCTTGGATTTTGTCATCAACAGCGCAATGGCTTCATGCAAAGCAGTGCGTTTATCTTTTGTGGTACGTTTAGGGCGTGGATTGACCGCTTGTCCTTTCGTCCAATAATCCCATAACACATCATCACATTCGTTTTGATACATGATGACTGTATCTCGTAATTCGGGTTTGACTTTGTTGGCGTGGATTGAGTAGAGCCAAGCAGGAAGTTTGCGGAGCAACAAACACGTGTGTGAACGAGCTTGATCATCACCATTTATCTGCATGGTGATTTCCACCACGCAGGTTTCAAACTTTTGTTTTAATTTAACAAATTGGCTTTTCCAATCCAAGCCTATACCTTGAACAATAGAGCGCATAGGAACATAAGGCTGTCCATTGTGTTCTACTAAATATAATTCTGCATGGTGAAATGGCACGGCAATAGTATTCATTTGGTTTACTCCTTGTTATGAGATTAACCCACTTTTGAGATGGGCGGTCGGGAGCTCAAAACCGTAACAAGTCGGCGGGCGTATTCCCCTTTCGGGTGTTGTATTAGCCGCACTCCCGACCATAGAGTAAACCTATATGTTAAGCAGACAACAAAACACGAGGTAGATATATAGTCGGTTCTGCCATATTTCAGGCATAAAAAAATCACGATGACGCAGTGATTACGCTTGTTACTTAGATGTTTTGAGCACCTTTAGTTAGAGTATCAAAACTTGGGGATTTGTCAAATTATTGCTATATTCTCGCCACAATAATCCAAATAAGGGGGATTTAATGAATAAATTAATGGTTAGTTTAGTTGCTGCTCTGTTTGTAATGCCTACTTTTGCAGCGGGTTCAAAATCATGTAAAGACTTTAAAACTCAAGCTGAGGCTCAAGCTTACTATGTAAAAAATAAAGCCAAAAAACTTGACCGTGACGGCGATGGTCGTGCCTGTGATTGTTTACCTGGTGGTAATGGCAAGAATTGCCCAAAAGCAAAGAAATAAAAAAGCACCTAGTGTGCTTTTTTATTGATAAAACGATTACTCTGCATCAAAACCAAACCAAAAGCCTGTATTTTTAGAAGCGTTAGTAAAATAAGTTACATTACCAACTTTTTCTCTATGCATATTTTCTTTATTATCTATACCCTTTGCTGCTTTTGTAATTAAATCTACAATTTTAGGTGATTTTTTTTCCATACTTATTTCGGGATTTAGTATTTTTGCAGTTAGACCTAAATACAGCAGCACACCCGCTACCTCCTCTTCTGTTTTAGATGGTGGAAATATGTAATTTAGTGACTCAATTTTGCCTTGGTTATTAACTTTCCCCAACAAACTTAGATCAAGACCAGAAAGATCACCTATATTAAATGTCCCCTTAACTACTTCAATTTTTTTCAATGGCTTCAAGCCATCAGCATCTACTTGAATAATTTCATCATTTAATTTTTGTCTGAATTCTTCTGGTGTAAAACCTAAACTTGCATTACTTTGCTCATTAGCAACAGGTTTTAATGTTTCTTTTGAAATCTCAGGTATTACTTCGGGTTGTGGAGGATTGATGCTTTCCTGTTTATTCTGTTCACTATCTATTTTTTTCTTTTCTGCCTCAGCAGCCTCTATTTGTTGTCTTTTTTCAGACTCCGCTTTTTGCCTAGCCTTTTCTTCATCTGATGTGGTCACACCAACTACAACAGAACACGCAAGCATTGCAATAAAATAAATCAAAGTAGATTTTCCTCTACTTTTCATTTTTACCCATGAAGGATTAATCAATCCAACGATCAATAAAACCAAAAAAACTACACTTAACAGGGCAAACAACCCATTTAAAAATCCCATTTCTTGTTCTCAACTTAAAAAGTGAAATAAGACTAACAAATATTCACAAAAAAGAAAAAGGGCGTTTAGCCCTCCTCCTTAGGCAACCCCTCACACCACCAAATCAAATCTGAAATTTTCAACTGCATTATTTCAGAAAGTGGCCATGACGTGTGAGAAGCCAAACCGAGTACATACGATCGTAAAACCGTTGCACTCATGCAGTAAAAAGTTTAAACGCTTCCTGAATACGGCGATAATCTTTTAAAGTCGCACCTTTAATATTATCGGGAGCCACACTGCACAAATTGGCAAACATCGCAATTTCTTGATTGGCTTCACTCTGCCCTTTGGCCTGCATCTCGGCAGCTAACATGTCCTGCACAGTAGGCTCACGCATCGTAAGCACTTGCACATTAGCACTATCAATCGTGATCGGTTTATTCAAACTAATCTTATAGCCCTCAGGGCATTCCACGATATATTCTGGTAATTCTGCTACTGTCATTTTTTACATTCCCAATGCTGAACGGATATCTTCCAAGACATCCACGCCATTAATAATACGCACCATGTTGATCACATCAACTTCATGAACAACCTGACCACCAATGGTTTGTTTGTAATATGTGAGGGATAAATCATATTTATCCTTAGGTGGTTCACCCGGTTTAGAAGTCCCTTGCGCAATTTTGATAATCTTGCCACGCATTTGATGTTCGACCGCAGTCACTGTACCGTCAAAGCTTTCCATCGCTTCACGCACAGTGAAAGCGGTTGATTTACCTTCACGTACACCAAACAGTGAAAGTACATCACGATCATGCGAGTTAAGTGTGAAATCAGCAGTAAGCTTTTTCATACCCACTGTGATATCAATCGGTGCATCCATACCACCCGCACGATATTCTTCTGTTTCTAATTCAAGTTCAGGCGGGTTGCATTCATCTGTTTTACCCGCATGACCTTTACCATCGACAAAAATATTAAAATTCTTGCGAATATCCTTTGCTACTCCGCTCATGCTTTATACCTCACGCAAAAATATCTTTGATATAGTCGTCCACAAGATGTGAGCGGAAGACAATGTGTTCAGCCGGATAAACTGGGGTAAAGTCAAAATCGAAATACACTTTCCCTGATTTAATCACATCAGTTGTATTTAAATCTGGATCTGCCCAGCATTCACCGCCAAGAATTGCACCAATGTTTTTTAAGTAACGAAGGTAGTTATTCACGCCTTCAATCACATCAGACACATAGTTTTTCGTGATACCACGATCAACCGCCCATAAGTGTGCAGCCTTAAGTGACTCATCAATCATATCAGCGGTGCGCACCACACATAAAAATTGCCATTTCGCATCTATCGATAATGTGCGATTACCCCATAAACGATACCCGTTTTGACGGATGATAGTGGTCACATTTTTTTCATTGAGTAGATTTGCACGACAGTTTGCGTCACCCATGGCAAAATCAATGGCACGAGCTGTACCAATAATGCCATTAATTTCCTGATTTGATGGAGACCACCACCAGCCCCGCTCATTATCAGACTTGGCAATCAATCCTGCGACATGCGCACTAGACCAAGATGTAATCGTTTCACCATCTGTGCCCGTTTTCTTAGACTTAGGATCGACCAGAAAAACACGTTTAGAACCAAAGTCACCTGAATATGCGATTGCATCTGCATCATTGGTATTCGGACCATCTGCAATAATGACGGCCTTTAAACGTTCGGCAATTCCTATAAGCTCTGCCACCACTGGATTAGCCAAAGCAGGCGTTTGACCTTGTGCAGGTGTACGGGTATGAGTAAAGCCAGGTGCAATTAAAATTTTAGGAACAAAGCCTAAAATGTTTTCTGCTGATAAGAAACAATGCACCCCTTCATAGTCACCATTGGTTGCATCAACACCACCTAAAATATTGGCAAGTGTGAGTGCATCGGATGTGCCTTTTTCAACTCGTACCACAACCACCACTGCACCGATCTGATCAAAGATAGAATCAATCGCATCAGGTAATGTGCCAGTCATTCCAAGTTTTGCAGCTTCTGTACGCGAACCTGCAAGAAGCACTGGCGTGTTAATTGGAAATAAAACTGGATCGGCCTCTGGTGCAGTACCAATAAGACCAATGGTTGAGCTGCGTACCGTAGTAATGGGACGGGAACCACCATCTACTGTGACGTTTTGAATCCCGTGTAAAAATATGTCGCTCATGAATAGAATCCGCAATCTATTAAGATTTAGGATTCATTTTTCCTGAACTCAATATCTATTTCATTATTCACTTTTTCACTTCAAAGCGTCATCGCATAACGCCACATCTCGTCAACTTGCTCGTCAGTCAGATTTAAAATACTGAGCATATATTTAACAGAGTCATTTGTACGCTCAAATTTTTCGGATTCATTGTATTCAATTTCAATACGATTCTTCAGCTCTGGATCTTCAATACCAGCAATTGACTGTTCAACTGTGTTCAGTAGATCGTTTTCAAGTAACCCAAGTTTGAACTGTCGACGTGTAAGCGCAGTGAATTCTGTAAGACGTAGCTGCTCTTTTTCTTCATCCGTTAGATAATTTTGAGGATTTAAGTGACGATCGACCTCATCAGCAGTCATTTCAATCAA